TTAAAAAAGAATTAAAAAAAGAATTAAAAAATATAAAAAATAAATACAAGAAATTGCAAGAAAAATTTAAAAAATTAAATATAAAAAATAAAAAATGATATAAAATTTTAACCTTATCATATAAATAGACACAATAATAGTTCCAAATATGCAAAATACTAATTCCACCACATCTGTTATTACTCTTGACAATATTATTTCCGAAACATATATCAATTATTCTAATAATATGAGCGATGATAAAGACTATTCTAAATCTTTAGTAAATGTTCTAAAAAAATATAATTATTGGCCTTCTCTACAAGTTAAAAAATTTAAAGGTATTAAAAATCAATTACTTCTTCATAACACATATATTCGTGAAGATATTGAAGAATTTAAAACATTATACGAGCAATGTAGAAGTGTTGTTCTAGATTTTGAAGCACCTGATAATAATAAAAATATTGTTGTATCCTATTCAAACAGTATTCCTGTAAGAATTAATACAGATGATTATATTAATACAATTAATACAAATGATAAATATTATGAAGCATATGATGGAACAACAATTACATGTTATTATTATAATAATAAATGGAATTTTGGAACTACAAGTTGTCCAGATATTAATACATCGTGGTATTCGCATCCAACTAAAACTCATGGAAAAATGTTTGATGAAACGCTATGTGAAATTCTTAATTACGAAGATGAAAATACTGTTAGAAATTATTTCTGTGAAGTTTTAGACAAAGAACAATCATATGTATTTACACTAATTCATTGTGATAATATTCATATTATTGATTATAAAATGAATCTTGGTCAAAATTATAAAAAACTTTTACATATTGATAGCAAAAAAATTGCAACACATGAAGATGTAAATCTAGATAATATGCCACTATCACAATATAATGTAATTTATCCAAAACAATTTAATAATTATGAAGAAGCTTTCAATTATATGAATAATAAGGAAAATAATAGTTATGGATGTATTATTAAAAGAAAGTCAAATGAAGTTACGCATCTTGCAAAAATTTCACCAAATGAAGTTAAATATAGAGAAGATACAGATCCATGTAATCCTAATCCGTGGTATAATATTCTTTCAACCTATATGAAGAATCGCGTAGAATATCATATTAATGATTATATCAGAGATTATAATCCTAGTATTGAAAAACTATATGATACTAATGGAAAAGAAATTGATCCAACATATCTAATTCACACATCAATTTGTACAATTAAAGATGTATTATTTAAACTATATACTGCAACAACAACATATAATACTAAGAAAAATTTATTTAAAATGAATAAAGGAATTGATAAAGATTTCGCCCCACTTATTAGATTTCATCTTGCAAAACTTAGAAGAAGACAAATCACTGTTTATATTGGTACAACTATTGGTTCTAGAGATGTTTACTATTATCTATGTCATTGTCTTCGCCCGAATGATCTAAAACAAATTATACAACTACTTACAAGTACCAGTGGTTATGAAATTAATGAGCGTTCGCTAATGTGTTTAGTTACCCTTAATAATCTACTAAATTAAACACATTTCGCCATTTACTTTTAAGAATATCTACATAATTATTATTTTTATTATTGAAAGAAGATTTATCATGTAATCTATGAAAACAAATTTTTTTATCAATATTATAAAATTTTTTTCTTTGAAATTTTAATTTAAACCACAAATCATAGTCTTCAATACCATTTATATTAATATTATCTAATTGCCACAATGCATCTGTTTTTTTTAAAATTACACTTGAATTAATTATTGGATTGCCATCAAAAAAATTATAATTTGTTAAATCATCAATAGGTAATGATGGTGAAAAAGACAATATATGTCGGTCCTTATTAATATAATAACAATGTGTTCCTACTATATCATAATTATCTAAATAAGGAACTTGTAATTCTAATTTATTTTCTGACCAAATATCATCAGCATCAATTAAAGAAATGTAATTATATTTTGCAATTTTAGTTAAATGATTTAAAGTATCTATTTTATTATACAAATTTAAATTTAAAATTTTAACATCATCATTTTTATCAAAAATTTTATTAACTATATATTTAACATTATTATTAAATTCCGTATCATTATAATGACCATTTATTCCTATTATTAATTCCCATTTATTATATGTTTGAGATTTAATAGAACTTAAAGAGTCATTTAAATATTCTATACCATTATATAATGGCAACAAAATACTTATCATTTATATTTAATATATTAATATATTTTTAAATATAAAAAAATAATTTATTTAAGTCCTTACATATTTAGATTTCATATTATGACGAGGTTTTATTTTATTATTATTATTATAAGATACAATTTGATTATTATCCTCATTAATACTAATAGAATTTTGTGCATTATACTCATCCTTTTTACTAAAGGCATAATAATATTTAGGATCACTGGAATCTTCTTGATGATATTCATAAATTGCACCACAACTACCATCATTATCATAGTTCATATGATTACATATTTTCATAGAATCTTTTGCATTTTTACTTAAAAAAGTGGGTTTCCCCCAAGGATAATAACCATCGTATATTTTAGTAGAATTCACATCAGTATAATATATTATTTTATTATCTATTTTTTTATAAGTTGGCACGCACTTCCTAAAGTACTTTCCTCTGTCATCCTGCTTATAACCAGTGTCAGCATAATCATCACTATTACAAATTCCAGAACATAAATCATTATTACCAATAAGATAGTCGTAAGGTTTTCCCTGACATAATTGTGACCCAATGCCATAATTTGAATTTTCCGCAACTCCGTTTTCACATGTACAATTATTCTTATTTGCTTGTAGAATTTTATTAAATAATGTCATTTTATCATTTGAAAATCCTTCTTGTATATTACATCTACAATTACAATTTAAAAAAACATACGCTATTATTGCCATAAAAATTAATAATAACATAACAAATAATAGTTCTGAATCCATTTTACTTAATACTTGTACTATTAAAAATAACGATATAATTATTTTTTCCTAAATATAATATATCTATTTAAAAATGAGAATTGTTTTTGTACAACATCTTTATCTAATTCAACAATATCTATTTCAAGTCTATTTAATTCATCATTCTTTTCTTCAATTGTTTTCTTAATATCATTGAAATCTTTTTCAAATGTATTAGTTTCTAAAAATTCTAAATTAAATTCTGCTGCTTTTTCTATTAATAAATCTAAATTAACTAAATATTCTGGAATTATTTTTTGTGTATTTTCAATAAATACACCAATTTGTTTGCCATATTTTTCATCATTATCAACATAATTTTTAGTAATTGCCCATGTAATAACTTCATTATCCGTTTCTAAATTTTTAACCCCTTTTAAAGTTTTAGTATCATTTGTTTTAAACATATTATCAATTATATTACCGTCCATAAATGTTGCAAAGAATATTCCATTTTGTTTTAAATTATTAGAAACATTTGTAAAAAACCCATTTAATTTTTTCTCATTCTCAAAGAAATAGTGAATTGCAAATTGACAACTACATACAGAAAATTTATTAGTACCTTTACCAGCAATATGTCTTAAATGATATAGATTATTAACATTCCTATTCATTACAATATTCAATATTTCATAACTTTCATTGTCGTTAATTACTTTTGCGGCGGTACCATTGTTTATTGATTCGGCACAATCTCCTGCTGCAAATACAATATCTGGAAAATAAACTTTTTCATCTTTAGTAATTCTTCTAGATTGATTTTTCTTTTTTATTAATCTTGAATATCCACCACTTCTAGGATTATAAATATTTTGTTTTACTAAATCAATTGATAATATAAATGAATAATTATATTCAATCCATCTATTCATATCACCACCTTCCCCTCCACATAATTCTAATAAAGAATTTCTATCTTTAGAATATTCATATAATTTTTTCTTAATTGCTTGATTATGAAAATTTAACATATGAACCGATAATAAAGAATCGCGGGGAATATTTCTACTATAATATACATCATCTGCTTCTAAAATCTTATCAGTTGTATTATTATATACTTTATTTATATTTGTATCTTGATTTCCAATAATCATAGCATTCGTAATACTATTATGTATAGAGCGCCATACATTGATTGCAATATTTAAGTCATTCATTGTTTTACTAATTTCTCCTTTTCTATAAAGTCTTGTTTTATCATCTCTAACTCGCATAGGATTCCATCTATGATTAATTGAAATTTTATGATTAACATCATAATTAAATTCAATAATAGAATTATCTTCAATTAATTGATTATCATATGTTAATATAGTACCTTTTGAATTTATTTTAACAAATGCTATTTCAACTCCAGTTTCATAATAAATTGTAGGTTTAAATAATGTGGGTCTATAAGAAATCATATTATTTCTTTGCTCTTTGGCATATTTATGATCATATCTTAATCGCAAACCTTTCATAGGACCTATATCTTCCCATTGAGATGAATTATAACCTACATATAACTTCAATTCTCTATATTTTTCTCCATTTTCTGTTATTATTTTACCATATTTAACTAAAAAGTCAATCGTATTTTGTTCAGGCTGTTTCCATTTAAACAATCTATCCCATCTAACATTATCTGTTATTTGAACTGGTTTATTAGCATAATATGAATATAATGGTAATTTTGCTGGAGTAAAAATTAAACCGTCTATTTCATATGGATATGATTTATGATTTGTTAAAATATCTTTGCATTTTTCATACATAGAAGAATCTTTATCATTATATAAAAATTTTTTAACAGTAAATTCAACATTTGTTTTAGAATTTTCAATATAAGATTTGGAAAAATTTAAATGTGTTAATCTTGATAATTCGCCAATTAATGGTAAATTTGTAATATTTTTTCCCTTAATATAATACATATCAAATGCGGCAAATAAATGTTTTGTAGAATTATCTTTTCTTTTATCACATGTTACATATTCACCATCAATCAAACTATTATATAAATTTGATAAAGATTTCATACCAGTATTAATAACATTATATGTATTATTAATCATATATACATCACCAATATCATCAATATACATTAATAATCTTTCACCATCAGCCTTTTCAGTAACTGTATAACCTTCAAGTATGCTAACAGAACCATACTCTTTGGGATCAATTAAATTAACCTTTTCTAATGTAATTGGTTTAGGCGTTAATAATGGAATAGTTCCTTTTTTATTATATGACATTATTTTTACATCATCTTTAATAAGATCATTATATTTTTTTAAAACATCAGTCTGTGTTTCTTTTGTTATAATTTTAGGATATTGAGTAATATAATGTAACAAATTTAGTAAAGATTGAATAATATATTCTTTAGTATTATTTTTAATAGTAATTTCAAATTTATAATCCTGTTTTTTTTTTAGAATATTTGAATTCTTTAAAGAATTATAATATTCATCTTCACCTCTTTCAAGTATAGCAGAGTATTCAATCTCATTTTTTTCATCATAGTATGAGAATTTTTTTGTTATTTTAAATTTTTTTTTATTAATATTCCAATTTTCGGGTTCATTTTCAATATTAGTTTCTTTTATTATATCAAAATAAATATAATAATCAAATAAATCCTTTTCTAAATTGTTATACGCAATATTTTTTGTAACCCATTTATAATTATTAATATTAGTATAAACATTACTATTACAATATTTCAATATATTTGAAATATCTGTTATAACTAATATATTGCCATTTTCATCTTCTATTTCTAATACCTCATTATGAATAACTTCTTTAAAATCAGTATTGGAAATAGCATTTATAAAATTATTAAATTCATATTCAGTCCAATTTAAATTATTATTATTAATAGTTATTTTAAAACTATCTTCTTTAAGTTCTAAAATACTATCAATAATTCTTATTAATTCTGAATCTTTTTTAAATTCCATATTTCTAGTTTTCTCTATTTTATATATATATATAATTCCATATATAAGAATCAATTTTTATTATATATAATTGGATTAAATATAGGTTTTGAATTAAAAGAAGTTGGTAATAATGGTTTTGTAGTTGCTAAGAAACATTGAATAAACATTCTATCCCTTTTATCATGTTTATTATTATATTCAGTTGCGGGAGTAGATGTATGAATTAATTTACGATTATTCCATATTACAATATCATTATTATCCCAATTATGTTGAAAAATATTTTTATAATCAAAAACATTATTCTTCATAATATGTGTATATAATTCTAAACTATCATGAAAATTTAATTTATCAAATTTGAAAAATCTACTTGGATTTATAAGTAATGATTTTCTATATTTACTATCATCTGAATATATAACTAATGGATGTTTAATAAACATATCATCATCATAATTTTTCTTTTTATCTTTTCTAATATAACCGGTGTAATCATAACTAACATCTTTTAATCTAGTAAGAGAATCAGTATTTATAACATTATAATCTTTAATTTCTTTTTTTAATGATAAATCTAAAGTATCATAAGCATCTTCTAAACTAGCGTATATTGTACTGATTTTATTTTTTTTTGGCGTTTCTAACATATACATACTACTAACAATTGGTGGTAAATGTTTACGATGTCCTACTAAATCTTGATGCCAAACATAATTATAAACAAAATACGAAGTTATATCATCCAAATTAATGTTGTCTGTATCAAAAATACCAGATGTATTCATATTACCTCTAATTGAAATTTGTGGAACTGATGGGATTGCTGTATACCATGGATGTAAAATAGTATTTTTATAATTATTATCAAATATTTTACATAAATCATAATATTCTTGTGGGTTAATTTTTTGATTTTTAAAAACCAGTAATGGAACAATATTAAATAAATTTTTTAATTCTAACTTATCACTATTTGTTAATTTTTTAACATCAATATTTGAAATAACAGCTTTATTTTTAGTAAATGTAGGATAATTAACTGTAAAAGAATTTGCATAATATAGTAAATTGATTAAAAGAATTAGATAAGAAAGTTTCATATTATTTATTTAATAAATAAGTTTTAAATAAAAAATTTCACTTATATTTAATTATTTCTACTATTTTATCAGTTCTAAACCAATTTAGAAAATTAAAATGAAATATATTTTTAAATTTTTCAGTGTTATAATTAATTGTAGGTTTTATAAATAATTTATTATTATATATAGTAAAATAAACTTCATACATTTGAAAATTTAATACAAGTTTTTTTTTATTCCATTCATTATTATTTAATATAGTAATCAAATTATTATCAATGGTATTTGTTTTTAATTCATTGAAATAAAATGTATCTTGATAAAAATTATTCATATATTAAAAATAATTAATATATATTTTCATTTTTTTTAAAATTACTTAAAAAGAATTTATGTCATATATAAAGAAAAAATGACGAGTAAAATAGGTATTATAAATAATTGCGATTATACAAATGTAGTTAAAAAACTACGTGAATTTTTTGATTCAAAAGGTTTTCACGAAGTTCACACACAAAGCAGATTAAGTATTTTAGCAGCATGTGAAGATCCTCGTACAATTTCAACATATAGTTATGCTGGTCAAGTATGGCCTTTACCACAAACAGGTCAAATGTGGTTAGAATATGAACTATTATCAAATCCAGAAGCAAAAGGTTTTTATTGTGTAAGTACTAGTTATAGAAATGAACCTAATCCGGTTGCGGGAAGACACGATAAAATTTTCCCAATGTTTGAATTTGAAATGAAAGGTGATATGGAAGCAATGAAAAAAATGGAAGAAGAACTTTTAACCCACTTAGGTTTTGGTAAATTTTATGAAGGTAAACCATATCCCGAAGGTGATTATATAGATGTTGCTAAAAAATATGGTGTAAGAGAATTAGAACACGAACATGAAGAACAACTTTATAAAGATAATGGTCCTGTATTTTTCCTAAAACATTTCCCTAATTTTAGTTCACCATTTTGGAATATGAAACAAGCGGATGATAGTTCTGTAACCGGAGGATATGCAAAAAAAATTGATGTTATAATTAACGGTATTGAAACAATTGGAAGTGCACAAAGATCTACCGATAGATATGAAATGAGAAAACAATTCCACGAAATAAGTGATGGTAGTTATGCTAATATTTTATATAGCAACTTTACAAAAGAAAGAGTTGATAAGGAATTAGAAGAATTTTTGGAATTTGACTTTTTTGAAAGATCTGGTGGAGGTATTGGTTTGACAAGACTAATTAGAGTAATGAAAGAAGCCAAATTACTCTAATAATAATATATTATAAAGAGATGTTGTAAATATTTTTTCAAGAATTTTATCTCTATCTTTAAGACTTTTTTTTGCAAAACATAAATTAATTAATAATTTTTTATTTTTTCTATGATTATCTTTATATAATGTTGAAATTGGTTTTGGTACATTAAAATCTATAAAATTATATTCAAACAATTTATTAATAATTAAATTATTTTCAAAATATTTAATTGATTGCAAAGTTGAATAATAATTTTTAATATCATCTAATAATTCTTTTGGGGTTTCATATAATATTAAAGAATATATATAATTTATTATATCATCCGGAAGATAATCAGGTATTATCATTATATATAATTATATTAATATAATTAATTTGGATATCCAAAACAACTTGGACATAGAAAACATTTTGTCTTCCTATATCCCCAGTTTTTCCCCAAGGTACTACTATAATTAATTCATTTTCTAATATTTTTTCGGAGGTTGTATAATTATTCTTAATATTAATTATTATTTTTTTCAAATACGAAAAAAGCAAATGGGGTATTTGTTATATACATTGGATAATGATTTAAATTAATATAGTCAATATTTGAATTTTCTATAATAGTATTTATGTGTAAATAGTTATTAATATAATAATATACATTTCTTGAATTATTTTTAAATTCAATAATTAAAAAATCTTTTTTATTATCATAAATAACTTCTATATAATTATTATATAAAATAATGTTATCAAATGATATTTCCTTTATAAATTTTTTATTATCATATGATTTTCTTTGTTCTAATGTTTCTAAATAACTTGAAGTTTGTAAAACACGAGAATTATTTTTATTTAAATATATATTATTATATTTATTATTATTTGAAAATAAAACATTTCTATTTTGTCTAAATTTATTATTAAGTCTTAAATAAGTAAAAAAAAATACATAATAAAAATTTGTAAATAATAATAAATATATAAATTTCATATTATTTATTAATATCTATTATTATTTTATATATATTAAATTACATATGTTTAATTATATAAAATATGTTAAATATATTACACCGACCGAAAAGAAAAATGAGACAAGATTATTTATTTTTATATATCTTAAAACTATGTTTTAGATAATTTGTTAAATGTTCTCGCTTTATTTTGGTAGTTATTATATCTTTTATTACTCTTTCTATATCTTCGTATGTATTTGGACTTTCTTTTTTGATATAATGTTTTAATTGACTAAAAAATTCTTCTATTGCGTTTGTTTCTGGATGATATGGTACGCTATATAATAAATCATTATTACTTTCTTCTATTATTTGTCTTATTATTTTTGACCTATGTATAACAGCATTATCCATTATAATTAAATAATTTTTATATTTATCTTTAATACTGTTATTATAAAACTCTATAATATTGGTAGTTTTTAAACCACCTTTTAAGTCTTTATATAAGATATAATCCACTATTTTATCAGCACTAATTGCAAATAATAAATTATATCTTTTATAAGGATACTTATAAATTTTATCTATTACTCTTGTACCTGTTTTACTTCTTCCATAAGATGGTTTCATATTTAGATAAATAGATGTTTCATCTAAACAAATCGTTTTATCATAACTAAACTTTTTTAATTTATTATAAAAAACTTCTAAATCTTCTTTTTCTTGTCCTTCTTTCTTTTCAGGATAGTATTTACTTCTTAATTTTTTTCTTGTGATTTTATTTGATTTTAATATATTATATATTGAATGGTCTGATAATTTTACCTTATATTTGTCATTTATCAATTTAGAAAATTCCCATAATGTGGTTGTAGGATATAATTTAACATATTGTTTAATAAATGTTGTTATTTCAGGTGTTATTTTTAAAGGTTTATTATTTCTTTTCTTTCTATCAATATTACCATCTTTGTTATATTTTATTTTCCATTTAGATAAAGATTGATATTTACAATTAAATATTTTATTACATACATCTCTCATCGTCTTATTGTGTGTTAAATAATATTTTACAGTAGTTAATTTATAATCTTTGCTATGTTGTTCTATCATTCTCTTACTATATAAATGTACTTAAAAATAAATCACATAATAATATATAACATTATGGAGATTACTAATCTGGTAGCAGAAAATGAGAAACTTAAAAATGAAATTATTGAATTAAAGGAGCAATTAAAAAAATATACTTATGGTAATACTCATAAAAGATATTATGAAAAAAATAAAGAAAGAGTAAAAGAAGGTGGTGCAAATTATCTAAAAAAATTAAAAGAAGAGAACCCCGATAAATTAAAAGAATATAGAAGAACCGCTTATCTAAATAAGAAGAATAAGTTGAAAGAAGTTATGTTATAAATATTCATTAAACCATTTATTTCCAATAAAATTTTCATTTGTTTCAAATTTCTTTATCATTTTTTTATTATAATATATTTCTATTTTGTTAAATCTTACTTCTGTATAATAATTAGAATTAAAATTCAATCCTACTATATTTAATTTTAAATATATAAACATTTTACAACCTTCAAATGTTATAAATGTTTTATTATAGTTATCTGTATCGTGTCCTGTATTTTTTGTATATTCAGTTTTTTCATATTTAATTTCATATTTTCCATTATTATTTTCATTATCATCATAATAATAATGAATTTTTTTTAAATCTTTTAATATATCACCATATCTAATAAACAAATATGTATATTTATTATATTTTTTAATTAAATTACTAAACTTTATACTTGTCATTTCTTCGCCAATAATCCAATATGTTCCCTTTGAATATATTTCATAATTTAACAATTTACATAACATATTATATGTTTCATTAATTTTAATTAAAATATCATATTTTTTGTCAATTGAAAACCAATTTTTTGTAAAATTGTGAAAATAATAATCAGTTAATTCATAATAATATTTTTGATTTTTTTTAATGTTATCATTAATAATAATAATTTCTTCTTCTAATTCTCTCATTTTACCCCATTTTTTTCTATATGGATATAATATAAATAATTCATCATATTCTTTGCATAAATCTTTTATATATACTATTTCTATTTCTTGACCTTTGTTATTATAACTTTCTAATTTTACTTTTAATAGAACATCATATCCAGTATCTAAATATATAATTGATTTATTATTATCATATAATGGTATATCGTTTTTATTACCAATAAAATCAATATAAAATTTACCCTTGTGAAAAATAATCTTATCGTACTTTCTATTTTCTAATGATAATATCCATATTATTTTATTATCTTCTTTAACATATTTTTCAATATTTTTTATTATTTTTTCTGTTTGATGACTATATCTAATCATAATTACATAATTATCATATTTAATTTGTTCTAAATTAACATTAAACCAATAAGGTTTTCTATATTGTTTTTTAAATAAATCAAACCAATTTTTATAAAAGTCTATATTAAATTCTTTAAATTCTTTAGAAGCAGAACATTCAGTATTTTTAGAATGACGAAAATGCGGTTGTTTTACTTTTGAATTAACAAATGATACATTATTATCATTACATTTTTCGCCATTATCAATACATCCACCGCATATAAATCTTAATGATTTATTATAGGTATTTTTGTAATTTTCAGATCTAATATTTATTGATAATATAATTTCACCTGTAATTTTATCAATAGCATAAAACATTTTAGATAATAATTATAAATAAAATGTTATATATCATTTTTTTATTTTACTTCTATAAAAACTATATAAGGATAATTAAATATATACTATATAGAATTATACATAATGAAAAAACCACCTGACAAATATAAGTGTATTAAATTACCTATTACTTCTATTCTAAATAAAAATGAAGAAAGTCAAAAAATATTTAATACCATTCAAGATGCAGTTTATAGAACTAATTATATTACTACAAAAACAAGTTTGTTATTGAGATTATGGTGTTTAGATAAATATCATAACGGCATTGATATTCCTTTAATTGATGAAAATACTATTAAAATGTCTATGAAATCAATCATATTACCATCTCGTGGTCCTAAACCTAAAAATAATAATCTTCTACTATTAAACGAATTCAAAAACTTACATAATTTTACTTTAGAAGATGGTGTTAATTTATCTTCTATTTTGGATTATTACGCTATTACTATTCTTACTTCTATTGAAAATAATATTAAAATGCATTTTTTTGATTATGTAAATCGTTTTGTAAATTCTTATTTTAAGGTTTTTTATAAAGATGAAATTACTAATAAAGAATTTAAAAAACAAATGTTTAAAGATTTGTATGTTGTTAAAAATGATATTATAAATGGTACATTAACAGCGAATGATAAGTTCCATAATTGGATTAAAGAATATCGTTATAAAATTGTTCCTGAAGATTTTGAAGTTAATTATTATTATGATGTTAAATGCACACCTCAAAAGTATCTTAAATATATGATATTTATGAATACTGAATTAGAAAAAATAGAAGGTAAAATGTATCAATTTTTTCCTATACAATCTTCTATAATTCCTAATCATATACAAATTGATACTAAAGCAATAATAGAACTTTTAGTAGATAAAGAAAAAAAGCAATATTTAGATAATGTAGAACTAAATAAAGAGTTTTTATGGGACAAATTCTTTAATATAACTCAAAAAATAAAAGATTATAAGTTTGATAATACAATTATTACAGATGGTTATGCTACATCTTTAAGATTTATTCATAAAGATTATATTGAAGGTGAAAAAATTAAGAATGAAAAGAAGAAAAAAGGACGAAAAGAAGCACGAGAAATGACAAAAGAAGATAAGGAAAAAAAGAAACTCGCTCAAAAGAAATTACAAGATGAAAAGAAAGAACTAAATAAATTAAAACAAAAAGAAAAACCTAAAAAGGTTGAAAAAATACAAGAGTTTTCTTATATTGATGATGTTGAAAAAGAAGAATTAGAAGGAAATCATATTTTTATTGACCCTGGTAAAAGAAGTTTATTTACTATGATGAATGATGATGGTAAGTTTTATTCATATACAAATAAACAACGAGTTAATGAAACAAAAAGACTAAAATATCATAATATTCTTAAGAAATATAAAGATGAATTAGAAATTACATCAAAAGAAAATGAATTATCATCATACAATTCTAAAAGTTGTAATATTATCAATTTTAATAATTTTATAACTAAAAAAATAAGTACTAATGAAGTATTATATAAACTTTATCAAAATAATAAGTTTAGACAATATAAATGGTATGCTTTTATAAATAAAAAACGAACAGAAGATAATATGCTTAATAAAATTGAAAAAACATATACGAAAGATAGTATTATTATAATTGGTGATTGGAGTATTGGTAAGCAAATGAAAAATTTTATATCTACACCTAATCTATCATTAAAAAGAAAATTACAAGAGCGTTTTAAGGTTTATGATATAGATGAATATAGAACTTCTTGTCTAAATTATAAGACAGAAGAATTATGTAATAATTTATATTTACCAGATAAAAATAATAAAGAACGAAAGATGCATTCTATCCTAACATATAAAATGGAAAATAAACGGAATGGTTGTATCAATCGTGATAAAAATGGTTGTAAAAATATTCAAAAAGTGTTTAATTATTATATGGAATATAATGAACGACCAGAAAGATATAAAAGAGGAGTTAATTTACAAAAACTACAAACCGTTTTAACAGAACCGTCAAATTGTAGTTAGTCACTTTAATGCGATCATTTACATCAATAGAAGAGATGAATAACAAAATTATTATTTTTTTTATAATAGTCTTGTCTCATTTTTCTTTTCGGTTGGTGTAATATATAACAGTAATACATCAGTAAAAGTTTTAAAAAGTAGTAATAATTTTTCATCAATATTTTCAAATATTTTATTTGAACTATTTGTATTATTAATAAAATTACTAGTTGAATTAAATAAATTTAAAGAGATAGGTTTATTTTGAATTTTTTTTATTACCTTATATTCTTTCATAATTGGTATAGTTACAAAACCATATATACAATAATTGATATATAAACTAAATATAATAAGTACTAACTTTGTTTTTAACATTATATAAAAATAATCAATGAGATTAATATCATTTTTTAATTTGAATATGCCAAACCACCCATGCCAGATAATATTCTTAAAACATTATAATTAACTGCGAATATATTTATTAAACCAGGTTTTTCAGTTGCAATTTGTAAATGTGCACTATCAATTCTAGACATATTTAAAGTTCCCGATGGTTGATGTTCTTCAGGTTTTAACGCAAAAGAGTATAAATTAATACCTTTTTTATAATCACCTGGAGTATTTTCATGATGTTGATAAGGTTGAACAACAGAAAAATATTCACCTTCTCTTTCACTAAATCTTTCATTTCCATTTAATTGTAATTTTACCAATTTTACAGGATTTTCACAATTGTAATTAGCAGGTTCGTTGTCCGAGAGAATAGATTCAAAGTGATTATATTCATTATACTCATTATTTGAATAATTATTCCAATATGGTTTACTTGCATGATCAGTTAATCTATAAGGAGGATCTGTATTAGCATTTACATTTCCTGATGGAGCAGCATCTGGTTTAACAACCCAAACAATTTCTTTACAAGGATGATTGAAATTTAATTTAACACTTTTTAAAGATGTTTGACCACCTGATGTAACTCCAGATGTTATTCTTTCAGAACCTGTAAATTGTAATTGTTCAATTAAATATTCATGAGATAATTGTGCAAATCTTCTTCTTTCATCTGTGTCTAAGAAAATATAATCAACCCATAATTCAGAATCTTCTAATTCTATAGATTTAGAAGTATGATTAGAATTATCATTACTTTCTCTAGCATCACCATCATAAGAAAAGTTTCCAGGAGTTCTATCAACCATTTCACTTAATTGCGCATATTCAATATTAATCTTAACTTCGTGATATTGTAAAGCAATTAAAGGTAAAGCTAGACCAACATTTCTGCAAAACCAAAATTCTAAAGGTACATAAATTACATATTCTTCATTCGGTTTTAATAATATTGAACTATTACGTTTATTGCCTCCAACCATTTTATCATAACCATCTTTTTTGCCAACAGGCATACTTAATTCATTCCATATATACATCCATTCAGAATAATGTTTATCTATGCGCTGACCACCAATTTCTAATTCAATATTTTTTAATAATCTTAAACCAAAATATGGTACTAATGCACACGAATTAGATGCATCTTTATTTGTTATTTTTCCTTTATAATATATTCTATTTATTAAATCCCCATTTCTAGTAACTAAAACACTTACTCTAGAACCAATACTAGAAGTTCCATTAAAAGTTTGTTCAATAGATTCTATAGCAAAATTAGTATGACGTCTATAAACAACTTTGAAAAATGTAATTTGAGGATTACCAGTTAGATAAACATCTTGAGCACCATACGCTACTAATTGTAATAGACCACCAGCCATATTATATCTTTATACTATATTAGGAGAAAAAAAATAGTCTTATATATATTTTAATAATTTAATTACTGTATGCAATACCACCCATACCAGATAATATTCTTAATACATTATAATTTACTGCATATATTGCAAAAACACTATTGCTATTATATTTTGCAGAATCATAATCAAGAGAAATAAATGATGTATCAATTCTAGACATATTTAAAGTTCCAGATGGTTGGTGTTCTTCCGGTTTTAATGCAAACGAATACACATTTATACCTGTATTGTTTGGTATATTTTCATGATGTTGGAATGGTTGAATCATATTAAAATACATACCATCTCTTTGTGTGAATCTATCATTACCATTCAATAATAATTTAGCACCTTTTACAGGATTTGCTGTTTTACTATTAGGACCTAAAAGATTTTTGACATCATCATAATCTGATATATCCAATACATTTACTACTTTATCATCTGATGTATAATTAAACCAATTTTCATTAGGTCTTACAGTTTTATTATTTGTTACTGTCCATATTAATTCTTTAACAGGATGATTGAAATTAAGTCTTACTTTATTACTTAAAGATTCAAAACCGGTAAATTGTAATTGTTCTATTAAATATTCATGCGATGTTTGTGCAAATTTTCTTCTTTCATCAGTATCTAAATACACATAATCTACCCATAAATGAGCAGATAAGTCCATGGAACTTGGAAATAAATTACCATCACCATTAGTACATTTTTTAGCATCTTCAAATTGAATATTAATTTTAACTTCATGATATTGTAAAGCAATTAAAGGTAAAGCTAAACCAACATTTCTACAAAACCAAAATTCTAAAGGTACATATAATGTATCTAATTCATTTGCATCGTCTAATACTTCTAAATTCAAATTGTTTACTTTTACTTCAGTAATTTCACTACTTCCATCTAAGAGGATCTCTTCGTCAGTTTTTAAATTCGCGTTAAAAACACTAAGGTCTAATTTAAATAAAGTATCATCTCCAGCTGTATATCCAGCACCGTGTTTATGAATCTCAGTAGTAGTATTACCTTCATCATCAACAGTTACTTTTAATTGTAAACCAAAACCACTACCACCTTTTACGAATGGATAATAAGCATCAGTATCCGTCGTCGCTTTTAATGTTGTAAATTGTGTTACACTAAGATCAGGATTACCTACTACTTTTTTACTACCTTTGCTTCCTGAACCACCAACCATTTTGAAATAACCTTCTTTTTTTGATACTGGCAATGATAATTCATTCCAGATATACATCCAATCCGAATAATGTTTGTCCATTTTTTGACCACCAATTTCAACTTCAGCATGCTTTACGACACGTAAACCAAAATAGGGGCATAAATTATTTGCAGACGATTTTATAACTAAATAAGCTCTTGATATTAAATCACCATTTCTAGCAATAGTACTAGTTACTCTACTGCCATATCCAACAGTACCATTAAAAGTTTGTTGTATAGATTCTAGAGCGAAGTTTGTATGTCTTCTATATACAACTTTAAAGAATGTTATTTGTGGATTACCAGTTAGATAAACATCTTGAGCACCATAAGCAACTAATTGTAATAAACCACCGCCCATATATTATATGTATCTTATACTATAATAATAGAAAAAAAAACAGAAAAAATATCTAGTTGGAGTAAGCAATGCCACCCATACCAGATAATATTCTTAATACGTTGTAATTAACAGCGAATATAGATACTTGTTTATTAAGGGTAATGGAATCATGATATTGTAAGTCTAATACAGCAGTATCTATGCGAGACATATTCAAACTTCCAGATGGTTGATGTTCTTCAGGTTTTAATGCAAAAGAATATACATTAATACCTGCATTATTTGGTACATTTTCGTGGTGTTGGTAAGGTTGAACTAAATTGAAATATCTACCGTCTCTAGAATAGAATCGGTCATTGCCATTTAATATTAATTTACCTCCACTTACAGCATTCTTGGCGGTACCCGATGGACCTAATTTTCCAGAAATTTCAGAATAAGTATCTCCACTAGCAGTTAATACATCAGGACTTGCAGTATAGTTAAACCAATTTAAGTTAGCAGTTGCTGCGGTATCGTTAGGTTCGTGTACAACCCATACTAATTCTTTAACAGGATGATTGAAATTTAATTTGATTTTGTTAGAAGCGGATTCTTTACCTGTGAATTGTAATTGTTCAATTAAATATTCATGAGAAGATTGAGCGAATTTTCTTCTTTCATCAGTATCTAAATAGATATAATCTACCCATAAAGAAGCAGTTAAACCACCAGCGTCAGTAACATTAGAACCAGTATTTAAAACATTAACTGCTTCTTCAAATTGTATATTAATTTTAACTTCATGATATTGTAAACCAATTAAAGGTAACGCTAAACCAATATTTCTACAGAACCAGAATTCTAATGGCACATATAATGATTTGCCTTTCAAATCACCACCCGCACCACCAATCATTTCAAAATAACCTTCTTTTTTGCCAACAGGCATACTTAATTCATTCCAGATATACATCCAATCCGAATAATGTTTATCTATTCTTTGACCACCGATTTCAACTTCAGCATGTTTTATAGCTCTTAAACCGAAATAAGGACATAATTTAGTTACAGCAGAACCAACTCCTAGAACTAAATAAGCTCTTGATATTAAATCACCATTTCTAGAAATAGTAGCAGTTACTCTACTGCCATATCCAACAGAACCATTGAAAGTTTGTTGTATAGATTCTAGAGCGAAGTTAGTGTGTCTTCTGTAGACTACTTTGAAGAAGGTAATTTGAGGATTACCAGTTAAATAAACATCTTGTGCGCCATAAGCAACTAATTGTAATAGACCGCCTCCCATAATTAATATTATCTAATTTAATATGAGAAAAAAAATTTGAAATAAATTTAGTTAGAATAAGCTATACCTCCCATTCCAGACAATATTCTTAATACATTATAATTAACGGCAAATATAGATACTTGTTTTTCAGAAGACGAATTCTTGGCTTTATAATCATCCACATATTGCAAATCTAATACTGCAGTATCAATTCTAGACATATTTAAACTTCCAGATGGTTGATGTTCTTCCGGTTTTAATGCAAAAGAATATACATTGATACCTGCATTATTTGGTACATTTTCGTGATGTTGATAAGGTTGAACTAAATTGAAATATCTTCCGTCTCTAGAATGGAATCTGTCATTACCATTTAATATTAATTTAGCTTGTTTTACAGGATTTGTTTGTGCTCCTGGACCCATTGATATAACATAAGTAGAATATGGGAGATCATAAACTGCTGGGGTGGAGTTTCCTTCGTCAGAAATTTTTTTAGAAATTATAGCTCCCTCAACAACAGCAGAACCAGATGTTACTGTTGTTGTATAATTAAACCAATCTTCTGCAACTATACCACTATCGTGAACAACCCATATTAATTCTTTAACAGGATGATTGAAATTTAATTTGATTTTGTTAGTAGCAGATTCACGACCAGTGAATTGTAATTGTTCAATTAAATATTCGTGGGAAGATTGAGCGAATTTTCTTCTTTCATCAGTATCTAAATAGATATAATCTACCCATAACGAAGCAGATAAGTTAGTCGCGGAATCCTTCCCACTTTGTACAACTAATCCAGGTTCTTCGAATTGAATATTAATTTTTACTTCATGATATTGTAAACCAATTAAAGGCAATGCTAAACCTATATTTCTGCAGAACCAGAATTCTAATGGTACATATAATGATAAATCAGCTAATTCATCACCACCTTTGCCACCAACCATATTATAATAACCTTCTTTTTTAGCAACAGGCATACTTAATTCATTCCAGATATACATCCAATCAGCATAATGTTTATCTATTCTTTGACCACCAATTTCGACTTCAGCATGTTTTATAACTTTTAACCCAAAATATGGTACAAGTTTTTGATCCTTTGTTTTAATAACTAAATAAGCTCTAGATATTAAATCACCATTTCTAGAAATGGTAGCAGTTACTCTTTGACCATAACCAACGGAACCATTGAAAGTTTGTTGTATAGATTCTAAAGCGAAATTAGTATGTCTTCTGTAGACTACTTTGAAAAAGGTAATTTGAGGATTACCAGTTAGATAAACATCTTGGGCACCATAAGCAACTAATTGCAATAAACCACCACCCATAATAAATTCTTTTTATACTTATAAATAAGAAAAAAAAATTAAATTAATTAGAATAAGCTAAACCACCAA